CCACCATCGACGACTGCGCCCACGCCGAGCTGCACGTCTCCTGCCCCGCCTGCGGAAGCCTGTGGGACGAAGAGGCCCGCGCCGTCGCCTACCACGGCGGCCGGCCGCTGATCCTCAAGGGCGCCGACACCCCCCGGCCCGACTCCATCGGCTGGCAGATTCCCGCCTGGATTTTTCCCAACATCCCCCTGGCCGAGATCGCCGCCGCCCTGTTGCGCGCCCGCAGCGGCGATCTGGCCGCCAAGACCGCCTGGGCCAACGGCTACCGGGTCGAGGATTACGCCGCCGAGGTCACCAGCGACCGCAGCAAAGAGCATCTCCTCGCCTATCGCTCCGAGCTCCCGCGCGGCCTCGCCCCGAGCAAGACCGCCCGCATTGCCCTGATTGCCGACACACAGCAGGATCATTTTTACTACCAGCTCTGGTGCTACGGCTACCAGCCCAAAATCGCCATGCACATGGCACAGCACGGCATCGTCCAGACTTTTGCCGACCTCGAGCACTTCCTCGGCGAATATCTCGACTCCGTCGACGGCCACAAGATCCCCGTCGCCATCGGCCTCATCGACTCCGGCGGCACCAAACGCGGCTGGCAGAAGCACAGCCGCACCGTCGAGGTCTATCAGTGGACCGCCGCCAATCGCAAGATGGTCCCGATCAAGGGCGTTTTCGGCAGCAACGGCACGCCCATTACCTACAAGACCATCGAAGTCTGGCCGGGCACGACCAAGAAAATCCCCGGCGGGCTGGTCCGCGCCAATCTGCAGGTCGATCTCTTCAAGGACGAGCTCGCCCGCCTCTTGGCCATCCATCCCGACGACCCCGGGGCCTTGAGTTTCCACAGCGAGATCGACGTCAATTTCTCCGGCCACTTCTGCGCCGAGGTCAAGGACGAAAACGGCGACTGGCAGCACGACAAAAAGCGCGGCCGCAATGACTACTGGGACTGCGCCGTCTACGCCGTCGCCCTGCGCGAAATATTGAAGACCCGCATCGGCAAAGAACCGCAACCGGAAGCCGCAAAGAAAAAAACCTTCACGCAGAGCAAGGGGGCCACGCTTGAGTAAATCAAACCGCATCGCGCCGCACATCACCTTCTCGGACATCGAGACCTATAAGCGCGAGATTTTGAGCAGCACCGTGCTGATCAAAATCCCGGACGCGGCCGCCATACTCTCCGTCAGTGAGGATACCGTCATCCGCCGCATCAAGGATGGCCGCCTCACCGCCCACAACGAGCACGCCGCCATCGTTGACGGCTCGATGCGGGTCAGTCAGGGGACGCGCATCCTCGCCGCCGACCTGCAGGCCTATGTCCGCTCAATCCGGATTGATAAAAGTTTGTGGTAGCAAGCCAAGACAGACCTCCGAGGTTTTAAAAACCTCGGAGGTCTGACCCTCCTCAAGCATTTTCCACCGCACAGCCCCGCACAGCCCCGCACAGCCCTGCAGACAACCCCCGCCATCCGTGAAAAAATACTGGCCATCATCGAGGAGTTGATATGGCCGGGTACACGCTCGCACAAGCCGAAACAAAATTAGAACAATACCTGGCGGCCGAAGAAGCGGTCCTGACCGGGCAATCCTTCGAGATTGACACCGGTGGCGTGCGCCGCAAATTCACCGGCGCCGATCTCTCCGCCGTCCAGGCCGGGGTCACCCTCTGGCAATCCCGTATCCTTTCGCTCACCCGCGCGGCGTCCGGCGGCGGGCTCAAGGTTCGCGAGGTGATTCCGCGATGAGCCGCCTGCCGAACTCCGTCAAAATCAACGGCCAAAACGTCGAAGTCCCCCTCACGGTCGCCGACCGCCTGATCAACTATTTCAGCCCCGCCGCCGGTGCCGCCCGCTTTCAGCAGCGCGCCCGCATGGCGATCAACTCCGGCGCCTACACCTCAGCCGACAAGAGCCGCCGGGCCAACCAGCGCGGCCGGGTGCGCGAACTCGACGCCGACAGCGCCATCATCCCCGATCTCGTCAGTCTCCGCGAAGAGTCGCAGCATATGCTGCGCAACTCGCCGATTGCCGGTGCCGCCATCGCCACCAACGTCACCAAGGTCGTCGGCACCGGCCTCAAGGTCAAGAGCCAGGTCGACCGCGACACGCTCAACCTCGAAGAAGCCGCCGCCGACGAATGGGAGCGCAAGGCCGAGCGGGAGTTTCGCCTCGCCACCGAAAGCCGCGAAATCGACTGCGGTCGCCGTCTGAACTTCGCCATGATCCAGGCCGTCGCCTTTCTCAAGACCCTCGAAGACGGCGACCTCCTCGTCAACCTGCCGCGTTTTGCCCGTCCCGGCTCCCCCTACAAACTCAAGCTGCAGATGATCGAGGCGGCCCGCGTCAACAACAAACACCGCGCCGCCGACACCGCCACCCTTTGCGCCGGCGTCAAAAAAGATGAGCACGGCGCGCCGGAAGCGTACCAGGTCAGCAGCCGCCACCCCGGCAACTACCGCACCGCCCGCCCGCAGGAGATGACCTGGACCGAGCTCAAGGCTTTTGACGGCCGAGGCAATCCCCTTTGTCTGCACCTCATCGACCCGACCCGGCCCGACCAGACCCGGGGCGTCCCCTACCTGGCGCCGGTGGTCGAGCTCATCAAGCAGCTCGGGCGCTACACCGACGCCGAAGTCATGGCCGCGGTCGTCTCCGGCATGATGGCGGTTTTTGTCACCACCGAAAGCGGCGAACCCGCCCTCGGCGCCGACACCACCGACAATCCCGACAGCACCGCGTATGACGCCTACGACACCACCGGCATGGAGCTCGGCTACGGTTCGGTCATCGGCCTCACCCCCGACGCTAAGATCAGCACCGTCACCCCGGGCCGCCCCAATGTCGCTTTCGACCCTTTTGTCACCGCCATCCTCCGCCAGATCGGCGCCCGGCTCGAAATTCCCTTCGAGCTTCTCACCAAGCATTTCACTTCCAGCTACAGCGCCGCCCGCGCCGCTCTCGAAGAAGCCGCCGATTATTTCCTGCGCCGCCGCGCCTGGTTGGTCGAGATGCTCTGCCAGCCGGTCTACGAGGCCGTTATCACCGAAGCCATCGCCAGCGGCCGCCTGCAGGCCCCCGGCTTTTTTGCCGATCCGCTGGTGCGCAAAGCCTGGCTGGGGACGCAGTGGACCGGCGACGCCTTTGCCCAGCTCGACCCCCTGAAAGAGATCAACGCCGCCGCCAAGCGGGTTGAACTCACCATCAGCACCCTGGACGAAGAATCGCGGCGCTTCTCCGGCACCCCCTGGGAAGACAAACTCCCGCAGATTCTCAAAGAGCGCGCCATTTTAAAAGCGAACGGCATCAGCATCACCACTCTGGAGCAGGTCGCCAGCGAGGATCCGGATGCCTTGAATGAAGGAGACCGACCATGAAACAGATCCATATCTCCGGCGTCATCGGCTGGGACGAATCCGCCCGTCCGGCCGATCTCCGCGCCGCCCTCAAGGCAGCAGCCGGCGACGATGTTGAAATTGTCGTCTCCTCCCCCGGCGGGTACGTCTCCGACGGCATCGAGATGTTCAACCTCATCCGCAACTACCCCGGGCACACCACCGCCCGCCTCTCCGGCTACGCCATGAGCATGGCCAGCTACATTCCCCTGGCCGCCAATAAGGTGCTGGCCGAAGACAACGCCATCTACATGATCCACAACGCCCGCGGCATCGCCTGGGGCGACCACATCGAAATCGGCAAGTACGGCGAAACCCTCAAGGGGATGAGCCGGCTGCTTGCCCGCGCTTACGTCAAGCGCACCGGCAAGAGTGACAAAGAGATCGAGCAGATGATGGACGCCGAAACCTACTTCTTCGGCCAGGACATGGTCGAGCACGGCTTTGTCGACGAAATCATTGCCACCGGCGAAGAGACCGACCGCGACTCCTCGGTCGCCGTCGCCTTCTCCGCGTATCAAGCCTGCCGCGCCACCATGCAGACCAATCAAGACGCGACCGCCTCCGACCTGCAACGGGCCGCCGCGATCTTCAGCGCCACTGGGAATCATCCCGAAAAACGAAAGGAAATGATTATGACTCTCGAACAGTTGAGGGCGAATCATCCCGACTTGGTTACGGCGATTGCTGCCGAAGCCGCCACCGGGATGATCACCGCCGAAGCCCACGCCTCCGCCGTCGCCGCCGCCCGCCTCGAAGGCGCCGCCTGTGAGCAGCAGCGCATCGATGCCGTGCGCGGCCAGTCCATCCCCGGCCACGAAGCGCTGATCGAAACCCTGGCCTTTGACGGCCAGAGTACCGCCGCCGACGCTGCCCTGGCGATTGTTGCCGCCGAAAAAACGCAGCGCACCGCCGCCGCCGCCGACCTGGAAACCGGCAGCAATGCACCGGTGCCTCCGGGCGGTGAAGAGCAGGGCAAGACCATCAAGCGCACCGCCTTCAACGCTCTCGGCCAAACGGAGAAACGCGCCTTCTTCGCCGCTGGCGGCAAACTCGTCGATTAACGACCCTCGCCCATACAGGAGATAGATCATGGCCAATACGCTCACCAACCTCGCCCAACTCATTTTCGACACCGTCGACAACGTCAGCAACGAGCCGACCGGCATGATCAATGCCGTCACCATCAACGGCAAGGCCGAACAGGCCGCGCTCAACCAGGATATCACCTACGACATCAGCGCCGTCGGTGTCGAGCGGGACAACACCCCGGCCGCCACCCCTCCGGCCTTTGTGGACGAGACGGTCGGCAGCGGCACCATGAAGCTGACCAAGTCGAAGTCCGTCCCCTTCTACTGGTCCGGCGACGACGAAGCCAAGCTCGGCCAGGACATGAAAAACGGCCTGCAGAACAACAAGATTGCCCAGGCGATCCGGCGCCTGCGCAACCTCATCGAGATCGATCTGTGCGCCCTGCACGCCACCACCAGCCGCGCCTATGCCGCCCACGCCACCACCCCGGCGGCGCTTTTCGGCACCAACCTTGGCGAAGTCGCCCAGGTCCGCAAGATCCTCGTCGACAACGGCGCGCCCATGGGCGATGTCAGTTGCGTCCTCAACACCACCGCCGGTGCCGCCCTGCGCACCCTGGTGACCCTGGCCTCGAACCAAGGGGTGGGAATGCTCAACACCGGCGTCCTCATCGACGCCTACGGCGTCGCCCTGCGCGAGTCGGCGCATATCGTCACCACCACCGCCGTCGGCAACAACACCGGCCCCTATGTCGTCAACGGCGCCCACGCCGTCGGCGCCACGACCATCACCCTCAAAACCGGGACCGGGACGATCCTCGCCGGGGATGTCGTCACCCTCGG